TGTTTGCGCAACATTAAATTTAAATACCCGAACTGTTATCCGATTGCAAATCAATTTGTTGCTGTTGCTGGTCTATACTAGCATTGTCCTTATTCATGCCGTGAGACATTTCTAATATATCTTTTATATGGTTATGCTCTTGGTCTTTGCTCTGTCGAATCGCACTCCCGACGGCCAAACCAAGCTCGACATGTGTTCTTTTTTCTTCGGCAGATACTTTGGCAGCTTGCAACGCAAGATTGCTTCTTGACTCGCCAATCGCGGTTAACGCCTCAATCCTACGCGTATCGGAATCTTTGGTTTCGTTCTCTACCTGCTTAGCTTTAATTGCCGTCTCATAGCCCTGCTGTTGTATTTGTGACTGCACCCTGGCTTGCTCTGTCTGAGCCTGTATAGCCTTTGATTGTGCGTCCTGCGCCTTGGCCTGGGCGGTGATAAGCTCTGGGTTAGGCTGCTGTGGCTGCTGCTTCTGCTGCTCCATCCATTGCTCTGCTCGCTCCTTAACAATCTCAATACCCTTAAAGCTCATGTTATCAAGCAAGATGTCCATTCCTTGCGTGTTCATGAATTGCGCAAATTGTTCACTGGTCTTCATTAGTGTAATGAGCTGATTTAATGCGCGGTTCTTTTCTATCTCAAAGTTAACCCCAGCCTCCACTTTTATGTTTATAGTATTAGATTGGTAATCCATGCTTACACTTTCAGGGTCATTCGGGTCATTGATACGGATAAAAGTTTGCTTGCCATCTTTTAAACGCACAGGGATTGAGCGCGGCGTTTTGTATAGTTTTGGCATCATGTCTACCATGATATTAGCGATTTGATTGAGCGCCATCATATTGTTAACTATCGTTGGCATTGCAGTGGCATTTGACTGTGTTGCACCTTCCTGAATCGCAACGCCTGACAAGTCATTGTTCTGAACTCCCAGCTGAGCATCATAGCTTCCGGTAATGTTCTGCTGCATCTGCATGCCCGTGTTGAAAGTCTGAAAAACTTCTTGCGGCAGGCCAACTCGCTGAATTTCGCGGGGCGGTGGCACCGGCTTATCGGGGTCATTATCCATAAATGCATTATAAACAACTACATCTGCACTTTGATAATCTGTTATTGAGTCAATATATTCTTGCTGCTCAGGTATTGACTCTTGAGATATGAACATTTTTTGCATCGTCATATTTTCAATGTCGTTTGCAATGGTCTGGCCTGCCATGTTAGTTAGTCGTTGCGTGCCATAAGCGTGATACATATACGGTTTTGTGAACTGACCATAACCATCATCGTCATAAATAAAGACGCTATTCCCGTCGGCGAAAACAAGGGGCAAGTACTTTGATAGGGTTTCTTTCTCGTACTCCATCATCTTATTGCCGCCAAATCGATAGCGGCATACCTTTTGTAGCAATGTTTTCCTGCGATTAACCTCAACCGGAACCTGTTCAATTGATTGCCAGTTTTTAACCAGCTCAGCATAATCTTCTTCTTGCACCACCTGCCCGTTTGATAGCTTCAAAATTGTTGCCGGAACCTTCTTCTTTTTGTAAAAATCAACAACAATAATTATCTTATCCTTGCCAACCTTATAGCTAAATTTAAACTCCTCGCCAATTTCGGCGAACTCCATACCCTCAGTGTCAATGTCGGGATATTCTTTCTTGAAGTTACGCAATGTCATTGGGAACATCTCATAACAATATTCTGCATCGTATTTTGTACGCTTTCTGCTCATATCGTCATACCCAACTAGGGTCGCATCGTAAACTTTTGTTATCTTTATGTCCTGCTCAAACGACATCTCATTAGCATAATCCGCGTATATTTTGTATGAGCAATATCCGCCACTTATCTGGTCGCGGTATACCTCGTACTGCGTATTATCTTTTGACACCTCATAAAGCGCGTGTGTTATATGCCCCTGGATTGCTTCTAGCAGCCTTGGGTCAGCCGGTGCGCCTTCAAATGCGGATGCGTAAATAGATGGCTCTTGCTTGCTAAATTCACCGCACAGCCTATCAAGCATCGGATTTAGCATGTTAAACTCAATGTTAGGCCTCTCTAACGCTTCCAGTGCTTCGCTATCTGCTTTTGTCATCGCTGTTTTAAAGACAATCTTTTGAAAATCTCGGAATCGTTTGATGTTGTCGGCGTTACTAGCTTGACAATCGCGGACGCATTGCTGCATTTCCTCCAATTCTTCCCTATAGTCTTGCTGGTCACTATCTTTTAGTATGTCCGTATCTGTAACAGATGCAGCGGCAATATTGGCTGGCTTTTTCGTCCGTTTTTTTGTCTCTACCCGCTCTTGTGCATAGTCCACGTTTAACCCCTAAAATTTACCATTTCGTATTGATTTTAAAACTCTAACTTTCTTTGTGATTGCCCTAGCTGTCTTTTCTTCATCTCGTTTGTTTTTTTCGTATGCTGCTACAGGAAGGGCAAAGGTAAGCAACATTGCATCAGCCGTGTCGCTTGAGCGTATGCCGCGCTTTTTCTGCTCTAATTTGCTTTCTATTTTTAAGCGACCTTTAGAATCAACGCTATAGCGGCAGCTTGACAGGTCTGAATGAAGCTCGTCAGAATCGGGAATTTGAACCGGCGCATCGAGAAGCCACTCCTTGCCGAGAGCCCACATTTCCGCTCGTTTATTTGCATAGCGATCTCCATCAAGGGCGCGTTCAGCAGAGTTAACAGCAACAATAACGCCCCTGTGTCCGAGCTCGTTTAATCTATCTACCACACCAGCACCCAGGCCGCCAACATCAACAAATACTTTAGCGGGTTTCTCTGCGACAATCTTATTGTGCAATATTCCAGCAATTTGCATTGTGTCATATTTAAGATATGTTTTTAAGTCAAACACAACGCGACCACGACGACTTACTATTGCTGTTCTGTCATCGCCAAAACGCGCCGGGTCACAGCCTATCAGCAATGGTCCCACTGGCTCACATTGCGTCTTCCTAGCGTCGCTAACTATGTCTGATTGTATAAATATATCATTAACGTTACTATTAAATGCCTCGGTAGAGTTGCACGGGTATTCTTGCTGAAATGCTTTATCTCCATCAAATCCGCTTACACTTAGCTCGCGTATCTTCATGCGACGCCAAGCTAGCTGCTCATCTGATAGAAGATAAGTTTGCTTTAAATGCTTTTCTTTGTCGTCTAATACAAAATCATCTGGAACATTGTAAATATATTCATCTTGCCAGAACCATGGAAGGAACACGGCAATGTAGTCAGATTGACCGGATTCTGCTTGTTGCCACATTTGATGAAACCAGTTGCCAACCCCGTTCGCTGTTGACTCCATATACACCTCGGTACCTGCAGAAAGCGGCACTGTTTGCATCACACCCTTTGCATGCTCATCAGCATGAGCGTAAAAAGCGGCTTCAGACGCATGCAAGAACTGTACCGTCTGTGAGCGCCCAGTTGATTTATTGCGCGCGGTGCCCAACTTAAAACTGCTGTCTATCTCACTAAAAGCCAACTCAATCTTGTTTGAAGCCTTGGTCTTGGGCTTCATGTACGGTTCCATCAGCTCATGATACCGTTTTGTCATCTCAAACAGATTGCTAGTTGCCTCTTCTTCATGCGCAAGTATAAATGTTCTATGTCCTGTGTTAAAAGCTGCGCTACGATAGCCTAGGCCGCCGATAAGTGTAGACACGCCCTGCTGCCTACCCTTTACAATCATCATTCGCACGTAGCCTTTTTCCTCAAGCTGACGTCTACGCATTTCTAGAACATACTTTTGTGCACGATTAATAGCAAATGGCAGAATATCGCCCTCCTTTGTCCTAATCTTTAAGAAGTTTTCAGCATAGAATTGAAAATCTTTCTTGCATTTTAAGACTAATTGATGGTATTTTTCAGCCGTGTCTTTTGCGCTCATGCTTACTTGTCAAGTTTATCTTTAATAATGATGCGGACAATAGCTTTAATTATTTTCTTAATCATTCTTTTATCTTCCCATGCATTGATTTTATTGCGTCGTCGAATGACAATACAGTTACATTTTGCTCCACTCTATCGCCGTACAATTGCTGCGCAAGTCTTCCTGTTGACCATTTAATATTATTGCTTTCGAGATTGCACGCAGCTACCGCACCAGCGTCAATGCGCAAATTGCCGTCTTTATCAGTATAAGTAAAAGAAAATGCTTTCTCAGATACATTTTTTAATGCTTCAGCGCCTAATTGCGCTTGCATTCGCTTAGCATTTAAATATGTGTCCACGAATTCTGGGTGTTCTACACGCCAGCCTAAGATTGTGTCTCGAACCGGAAACCATTCAGGGTTTTCTTTATGTAATAAAGTTAGTGATTTATATTCGCTAGCTATTTTATCTGCGACACGCTTAGCAAGCTCTGGCGTGTAAATTGACTTTGCGCCAACCTTCTTTTTTAAATGCTCCGGCTTTCTTTGCGTTGCCATTATTTATTCCCCGTTTTTTTGCGTGTGTAATTGCGCTTAACGCTACTTAAATCACCTTCACCTTGCTCAACAAAATCAAGGGCTTTGTCTTTTTCATCATTAAAAACAATTCCACGCGCATCACAAGCGCTACAATATTCATAGAAATTAGTCAGCGCATTTATGAGAACCCTACGCCCTGCGCAGTTATCACAGTTTTTAAACATTTCAACATTACATAACAAGCTCATTGATGCATCCAAATTTATTAAATTAATGATTATGTATAGTAGCATAAAATAAACACTAGTCAACATAGGAGCTTAAGGCGAATAAATTTTGTTACAATTCTGTTACAAAATTATTTGAAAATAGTTCTTGACACTAAAGCTAACTATAACTATAATGTGATTAAGTTGCTGAGTTGTTCAGCGACAAATAAGGAGATTAAGATGATTGTTTATCACGCAAGCAATGATTCAGAAGTTAAAGAGGTAAAAGATGAGGGCGTTTTTGGTGGCGTTTTTGCTTCTTCAAGCGAAGCTGTTGCGCTCAGTCATGGCGAAGTAATTACAGAATTTGAAATTGACGAAGATGACATTTTAACGGCCGGTCATTTTTACGATTCTGAAATTTATAACAATGCAATCGAGGTAATAAAAGAAGAGCTTTTTTATCTAAATTTAAACGATGAATCTATAGATATAATCTTAAATGCAGTAACAGATCAATTTGACGCAGATTACCCGCAATCAGATGAGGTTGATAATATATTAGAAATGGAATCATGGGATGCTGGATGGAAACTTCAGTACTTACTAGGTGCAATAGCAAAAAAATGTGGCTTTAAAGCTGCTGAAATGAGGGACGAGCACGGAACAGTTTATTTAATAAACTCAAATATAAATCAACACAATTAAAGCGGATGTTTAAAGTGAAAAAATTAAAAAACTTACTTGGAATAAATGATAATGTTGGCAATATACACATAAAAACAGAATGCGTTAAGTTAACTACGCTAAAAAGCTTTAAGTCTGTTTTTGAAGCCAAAGAAAAGCTAATAGAGCATTACAAAGAAAAGGAGGTTTGCTTTTTAATTAAAATAAATGGAAAGCTTGTTAAAGTTGAGCAGATAGAGTTAAGGGCGGCGGTGAATAAAGAAAACGGCGCAGGGCTCTTGTGTTTTGTAGCTGAAGTTGAAAAAAAGTAATAACCTAACTGCTGAATAAGCAGCTTGAAAATAAATTGAAAATAGTTGAAAATAAATGTTGACAACAAAGCTAAAGCTAACTATAATGTGATTATCAAGTAGCAAATAGGTTGCTACGAAATACGGAGATTAAAAGTGAAAGAAAAACTTATTGAAATGATGTGCGAGTTAATAACAACAATCGGATACCCTGGTATAGTAAACGAGCTAAAAAGAAAAGAGATTAGCGCAGTAGAGGCTTTAGATTTTTTAATAGAAGACATCCCCTCTCGCGAAGATGTAAAAGCCTTCGAAAGCGTGCTTTACAGGGCGCACGCATTAGCAATTAAAGAAAACATTTAAATACGGAGATTGAAAAATGAATCTAATTAAACACATAAAAGCTTACGACGCGCTACTTAACTTTACTTTTGCTGAGCCCTGTTTCTGCGTGGAAATTCGGG